ACATGACTTCAGTCATGCTAATTCCAGACTGTGCCGTAATAAGGGACAATGAGGCTTTTATACCGCAAAGTTTCCTTACCACATTAGTCTGACCAGACGCAAGAGAACCCCTAACAAGAGCGTATTCAATATCGTTCTTTATTAGTTTCAATGCTTTTGTCTGTTCATACACATATCTGTCACTAAAAGCTGCCTTCAGAGTTACTCTCTCTGTGTCTGTTACTTTATATCCCTGTTTAAATATCTGGGTATAATTGTAAAGACGAGTAGGCTCAGTAACATTGTGATATGTTACATCCGCACCTTCTGCTTGGGCATTGTCTTTAACTGAAGCCAAAGTGTCAATAAGATATTCATGTCTTATTGCATTTGCTGTTGAAGTGCCAAGTCCAGAAGTCAACTGCGTTTCTGTGGGAGAGAGATTATTGAGAACATCCAATAAATCTTCCCGCATTGCAGCGTCATTATAAGTGTACGCTACTGCTAATGCCATTTTTTATTCCTCTGCTTTTCTTTTTGCTTCCATAATAGCCTTAACGGCTTCGGTAGCATCTTTGATAGAACCTGTCTGTTTCAACCTATCTATCGCAGCACGGTGTGGGGCTACGGTTACTACACCTTGCCTTCCACCACCCTCAACCATTGTCTGCCTCTGAAGGTTCTTTACTTCGGCTTTCAATGATTCTTGTTTCTGTCGAATTAACGGTTGCTGACCTCTTGAATATCTTGCATATGCTATATCTGCCGCAGCCATAAGTCCTTCTGCGTCATTTGAAAATCTTGGGTCTTGCATAATTTGCCCAATTGCTTGAGTCAATGGATGGTTATTATCCCACCCAACGATTTGACCATTTTGTGATTTCACAAAAGCATCTGGATAAGTCTGCATAACATACTGGAGTGATTGCTGTTTTTTTACATTGGCTTCCTTTACCTTCTCGGTAGCCTGAAACTTTTTTTCAATTTCTCCAGTTAGTCTTTTTAGAGTTATATTTTGCTTCTGTTCCTCAACCCAAGGTCTTGCCTCTGGATTGTCTATAGCATACTGTTCAAGTTCAACAACAGTATATTCTCTCTGTTGTGCCTGCTGACTATTTTTAGCAAAAGCCTCGTTGATTTTTTCTTCCACTAACGAGGGAAGTTTCTCGGCTAATTCTTCGGACTTTCGCTTCCACTCCATAGCCCTATTTTTATAGGGAACTCCGAATTCATCTACTGCCTCATTAACGACTGGAGTCGCTGGAATTTCGGTAGTTTGAGCGGTTCCTTCACTTGCGGTGGTCGTTTCCGCTGGTGTTACGACCTCTTGTGCTTGTTCCACTGGGGCTGATTCAGTGGGTTTTACAGCCTGTTCGTCTGCCATATATCACTCCTCTGACGATAACGCCCGTCTTTGCGACTTTAGAGGAATTCTAAAATCAATATCCAAATACTCGGTATTTACCAACTGTGCCTAATTCTTTAACTTGATTAAAATCAAAAGATTTCTTTTTTTTCATTTTTTGTATTTCTTTTTCTGTAAAATAAAACTCGCCCTTTGAAGGTTTTATGGTTCCTCTTAAAAGACCACTTGCTATTGCCAATGCCTGTTTATATTTATTCTCACTTGCCTTGTCTGGGAACTTACCAGTAATAGCCTGCTGGTATAGTTCGGTATTATCCCTAACGCCATAATAACCTTTTTGTAACACTTCTGAAAGATTAGAACCAAACTCACTATCTCGTGTAGAATTTAACCTATTCAACGCAGAAGAACCCATCATTTTCATCACTTCTGCATCTTCTGAAGCACCTTCGCTATAAATAGCAGCAGCTAACTGGTTCTCGAATTTTCCCATTATTTCTTCTCCCTTGATGGTTTCCAGCCAGTCTTACGAAGGGTTCCAAACACATAAGCGTCTTTCTTTTTTTTTATAAGACCCATTTTTTTTGCTTTCTTCATTAACGCTTTTTCAAGTGCCTTTGGCATTACTCACCCCCATCATAATCTTTCAATATTTTTGTTTTGGGATTTTGATAAGCATCCATCTGTTGTTTTGAATGATTCAAATCTTCCTGATATTTATTCTTTAAATTCAATAGGTGAAGATACGCATATTTGATTTCCCTGGCTTTTCCTAATTTTATATCATCTGTTATATCCTGCCAGTGGTCGTCAATTTCCTGTTTACACATCTTCAAATCCTTTTCAATAACCTTCCACGCTGGACATTCATCTAAATGCCTTACTACGGATTCACATTCCTCTATTCTCTTTGCTAATAAGTCAATTGAATCTTGTGGTATCTGGTTATTCTTGGATTTGCGTACCATCTGCCTCCCCTCCGACAGTCATCATAGTTTCTGCCATTTTAGTTATATCGTCTATTTCCTGTGAATCCTGTTGAACTTCTTTTTCTTGAATCTTCGCAGCACTCTTAAGCCCCCTACCCCTTACATCTGGTTGTATTCCATATTTCTGCAATACTTGAGCAGCCTCTCCATCCGTCATATTATCTAAATCCAGTTTAACTGGAGGAGGCGGAGGAGGTGTGGGTTGTGGAGGCTGTGGCATACTGACCAATTCTTCCCAATTGGGAATATCCATCTCTTGCATAGCCCTCTTATATCCATTAGCCAAATTCTGTGGAGTTACTACACCACTCTGTTGTGCCGATGGATTGGACTGCATCTGTATTATCATTTGGGCTTTTTGCAACCGCACTTGAGAGTTCGTGTTTTGGTCGTTACCCCTAACCGTGACTTTATAATGTCCCTGAACTTCTTCCTTAGTGAGCCTAATAGGTTCCCACCCTTCTTTACCAAAGTAAGCAAATTCATAAGAATCATCTCCATATTGACACCATAAATCCCATATCCAAGTAAAGAGTTCCTCAAAAGAATTTACACACATCGAGGCATCAAGGCTAAAAACATTCTGTTGTGCCTGTGCCTGTAAATTTACTTCGCCAAGAGTCCTTGGTTGGCGTTTGTTTATCATTGATTGTAAAGTATAGTCTGGTTGACCTATCAATTCCTCAACCCTACCCTCTAAAATCATCTGTTCTCTTTCATAACTAAACTCTACACTTTGGTTGGAATTGTTTAGTGGCATTATTAAATCGTTCAGAGGCTGTAAGCCTTGTGCTGGTAATCCCTGACCAAATATAAACTGAACAGTGTCTTTGTTTATCATGCCAGCACGGTAAACATACATCGGACTATTACGCATAGTCTGTTGGTCAAGTTTCATATTATGTTGCATATCAATTTCTTTAACAATATCTTCTATAAGTTCTGGTATTCCCCTATGAGCGAACCATCTATCATCAGTTAATTCATAAAACAACTTTACAAAAGGATATTTTCCAGAATAGAACGGGATAGTTATTTTTCTTATAGTAGCATCAAAATCTGGTGCGAGAGTAAAAACGCACTTCTCATCATTACCATCTTTATTAATATCATAATAACCATAGAATTCCCAAATCTTTACTTTGCCAGTTTTATTTAACTGCTGTATCCCTTCACGCAAGTCTTTGTCTACATCGAGAGTAGTGTTTTTGGATGCACTCTTGGTCTTGCCTTCAGTCTTGTCGTTAGTCATTGTAGCGACATTTTCTATTAAAGAAATATTCCAGTTCTTATTCCTTGCGTTTTGCCTTAATGTTTCTATAGGAAGTAAGAATTCATGCACTATCCAACTTAACTCTTGTGGGTCGTAACCACCATCGGTAGGAACTATAATTCTTTCTGGTTCTGCCAACGAAACATCAGGATAATTGCATATCACATCTTCAAATTCTGTCTCAAAACTCTTGTCGCCCTTTAATATGGCTTCTACTACTTTTTTTAAACTTTCTGTATTAAACTTTTTTACGAGGTCGGATTGGTCAATATCATATTTTTTAACAACAGCCATCTTTATTTCTTCGGTAGTCCTTTGAGTATCATATAACCACTGGGCTTCTTCCATAGATAGGTCATCTATATCAAACTTTTCAATTCTTTTTATAATATCTATCTTCCAAAAAGGCTTCATTATATAGAAACCCTTCTCAAGCATCTGGTCTATGGCAATAACTGCTTTTGTCTTTAAGTGCATAATGTCGCAAATCATGTGGTCAAGAAACTTCTCTATTTTGCGAGCCGTTTCCCAATTGCCAGAAGGAGATGGGACTACCTGTACCACTGGTCTTATGCCGAATATCACATTAACGAGAGAGGCTTTTAATTTCCTTAATTTAATCTCTATTGTGGGCATACGGATATTAGCACATCCTTCAAAGGGAAAGTTCTTCTCTTTTTTAACCCGTTGACGCATTTTATACCACTTCTCGTTCTTTGATTCCCATGTGGAAGTTAGACCCCTCGCCTCATCTACCATCCCTTTTATAGTGGAACAAAGTTTATCTTCTACTGCTGCTTTTTTCTTTGGCATATTTTATCCCATTCCATAGTTACTTGTAATCCGTTTAGACCCTTCCTGATACCCTAAACTAAACTCTTTATTATCCTCAAAAAATATAGGTTGTAACAGCTGTTCTGCATAAGTCATAGTATCTACTATATCGTCATGCTTACTAACGCCTATACTCAATAACTCGTCTTTTGCTTCAATGTGTTCAGAACTTATGTAATATTTTCCTTGTTCAAACAAAGGCTGTAATGCTGCTGTAATGCGTGAAGTTTTATTTCTTAAACTAACCGAAGTGCCTGCTACCACAAATGTGTTTTTAAGCTCAATAAGGGGTGGTGAGACCTTCCTCTCATCGCACTTTTTTAAGAAACTGTCCCAGAAGGACTTCTCCACCCCACTATTGGGAATTCCTATGGCAGTGCATTGAGATTTATTATTAAGCCATAGGTTTATGATAGAATTCTGAAATTCTCCTATCGGTTCATGCGTTCTTATATAATGTATTAAATAACGATTCATTTGCTGGTCAATACCTACCAAAGACGCTGTTTTATAATCAGCACTCTCATCCTGGCTATAAGCAGGGTCTACGGCTATCACCAGACTTATTTGTTTTGGTAATTCTTTCCAATATCTTATCTGTGTATCTTTTATCGGCTGCGTCTCGTCACTACGGGGCTTATTCCTATATTCAGAAAAGAAAGCGTTGCTTCCCATTTTCTTTTTTCTGTCTTGTAATTCAATATGGGGAAGCATTTCTTTCCAAAGCTCGTGCCCTTCTTCTTCAATACCATCAACATAACAATCGTAAATCCTCTTTTCCCAGCCATTATTGGGAGAAGTCACAATGTTATTCAAATAAGAGAGTTGGTTGATAAGAGTTCCGAGATACACCATTTGCCCATTAGGCAGTAATTTTGGTATCAACTCTCGTGAAACCCTCTCCCTTAATTTATCCCTCTGGTCGTCGCTTGCTACGGTCTCATTATTTTCAAGGTCATCTAAGCAGATTAAACCCCTGCGACCACCACGCAACTGACCAGTTATACCACCGCCTTCAAAAGCTACTCCATTGGCTAATCTAAAGTAAGATTCAGTCCATTTGGAGGTTTTCATATCTCCAAAGAACATTTTCAACTTATTATTTATCTCAAATTCACGCTTAATACGACCAGTAATCTCTCTTAATACAAAATCCTCGCTTAAACTAAGGATACTAATATCCCCTATCCTCTTATAAAGGCTCCACCATATACAAAACACTATCTCTATGGTTGTTTTAGCATGTCCCCTTGGTGCTGCTATGGCTAAATACCTATGAATAGGTAAAAGACCATATATTTCCTTATGAAACTCTGGAATCTTCTTATTTAAAAGATGTGGAAAGAAGAAAAAAGCGAATTCCTCCACATTAGAAGCAAAGAATTGGTTAACTTGAACTATAAAGGTTAGCTCCTCTTTAGAGGGTCGCTCTCCTTTAAGAAGTTTCTCATATAATTTGTTACATTTATCTAAAGTTTCTGGTTTCATCTACTTTTTAAATGTCTTTAAGAACTTTATTAGAAGCCCTAAACTCTTTTTCCTAAGATATTATATAAAAGAATAGAGAAAAAGAATAAGACTACACTATCGATGTGCTCGTTTTCCCTCTGGGGGGTTCGGATGGCACAATCCTCAATCTTAGTCTGGGTCGTGAGGTTATAGGCTTCATTTATCACCACGAGATTTCCCATCTGGTTATGCGTTTTGAGGTTATTAAAGAGGTCTAAACTTAGAAAAACACCTCTGTTTACTATTAAGTGGGGTTTATATTGATTTGAATATGGGTTAAAAGAAGGCTATTGAGCTCTTGTATGTCCGTTTCTGGGTCTAACTCAGCTCTAATAACCACATATTTATCAGTATCGTTTGTCCTAACCTTAATTTCTTTTAAAATACCACTACAAACCATATTAGTACCCCTCTCACTATTAGCAAACAAGCACAGTTGCTATGTTTTTAGCCTTTTAGCTTTGAGATTAAAATCCTATAATATTCGTGTAATTTCCAGATGTTCATACTACCTCCAGATACAAAGTTCAAAAAATTGCAAAAATTCTGTGCGTGGGTTTCCCTTTTCTTTGGGTGGGTGCTGGGGGTATTGTAGGGTAGTATAAGGTTGTATTATTAGGTATTTAATATGGTATACTTCGTATCTCTAATAAAACAAATACACTAGCTACAATAAGGTATTGCTTCGCAATACTATAAGGGCGACCCACCACCTGTAGTGGTATCACTATGCTCTACACCACAACCTGTTGTGGTATCGGGGGTTACATCAATAGCGCCAGCCTGATTCAGACCTGTAAATAGACCTATATTATTGACTGGGCGCTCATTTAATAGACCTTTAATCTGGGCTAAGAGCTTTAAGGCTTGCAATTTGTTGGATTCTAT